GCAAACGACCCCGCGTGTTTTACCGCTTGCTGATACCCATATACTTCAAACGCTCTAAGCCCAGGTGGGGTATCTGGAGTAATCTTACTGTCAAAGGACACAGGTACGGGGGGTCTAGGAATGACCCCAGGTAAAGACACCTCTACCCTACCGCTCATCTGATCGATACTAGGTGCTTGGTCTTTTAGTGTATTGACACGATCTGCAACGATGCTTTTCCATCTATCAATGCCCCACTCTCGCATAGACGCAATCGCGTCTAAGTCTCCGTGGTAGTCGTTTATATGCTCGCTTACATGATAAATGAACTCTATGTAATCACAACCCGCCCCTGGGACTAAGGCTTTATCCAGCTCAGACTGGGACAAAACACCCAAGTCTATGAGTTCCTGCAACCTAGCGTTGCCTAAGTTCGCTGCTTTTTGCCCAAATATCTGAACCAAGAAAGCGTCGTGGTGATCTTTACATACCTGATTGGCGATCTTAGCTATTAAAGGTCGCGAATCACGAATCATTCTCTTCCTCTATCCGATCTAGCAGGTCCCTTTGAAGCAAAGAAAGTCTTTCCTCATACATCTTTGCTAAGTCCAAAGTTAGTTCCTCCAATACCTGCATCTCCCCAATTCGGTTTTCTGGGCTGCTTTTCAAGGACTTCTCCAGTCCCCCACAACACGACGGTACACCTGCTGCACGCAAAGCTGCCTGTAATGCCCAGTTAGCCTTATCTCTTACCCTTTGTGCCTCATCAGAAAGCTCACCCTCATAGGACTCGTTAATTTCCAGCTTCATAAAACCTCAACCCTAACCGTCCTAAAGCCGCCTTTTTCTACCTTTTCCCCTATCTCACCCGCCTCTTCCGTAGTTTTGACAGTAGTTTCAGAGTAGTCGTACTCCCACCCCTGTCCTGATCGGCGTCTCCTACCACCTTTCTTACCCCCAGGAATAGGTTCCCAACCGCCCTGCTTTTTCACACGACCATCTTTTGGATCAACTGCGTCACCCTTTTTGCCCTTGATACCTAGAAAATTGTCTATGTCAAAGTTTTCCATATCAAAATCCTGACCGTCTGCCTGCTCGGATTCTGCCTGCGCTGCCTCTTCCTCTTTCGCCGCCTCTTGCTGTGCTGCGCCAATATATGTGGGGTCTAGGATCATGTCAGACACCTTAGACTCCAAAGGTTCTAGGTCCCATCGGGCTCGGACCTCATTGATAGTCATGTAGTGCTTTACACGTTTAAGCTCTTGCTCCAGTTTCTCCGCTTCGGTCTTTACATCTATGCCCCCAAAACGTAGCTCAAAATCAGAATCGATGTTGTGAATGACCCATCTATTCAACCAATTCTGCTGGGCTCTGAGTAGGGGGCGAAGACCTTTCTCTTTAGAGGCGATAATTCTATGTTCTGGGTTAGAACTAGAAAGGCTGTTCACCTGCCCCTCCGCTCCATACACAAAACCTAGCTCAGAGGCATCCATTTGGAACATGGCGCAGGCAATTTTCAGTAGATAAGAGGTCCACTGTTGGTAGTCTTGCCAGTTCCTGTTCTCATTAAGATTAATAGATTGTAGTTCTTCGTTTGCCTCTGGGTCTAGCTGGATAATAGGCGTTCTTCTGGAGTTTTGAGCCCCAGTAAGCATTGAGTAAAACTCTCGTCTAAATGAACGGAACAACTGCGGATTCATTTTTGACTTAACCGCGAGAATGCCTGCGGTAGAGAGCCCCACGTTGTAGTCATTAGCCTTGTGCATGTCGGCATTTAGGATTGCCGTAATGACCCGTATTAATTCTTCTAACTCGGGAAAGCCGTAGCCGTTTGACTTGATCCAACTGCGAGGTCTTCTTATACCAAAACCCAACTCGTCATGCTCAAAAGTGACTACTTTCTTTTTATCCACGATCTGAATAAAACCATCTCTTTTCAGATCGCGCCTACCTGTAGCTATTTCTTTATCTGTTAGCTTGGCTCTACGTATAGTGCTTGCGTCCACAGGAACAATCGCCGCAGGCTTGCCTCCGCGTGTTTTGATAACCTCAAAAGTAGCTTGGTCATATACTAAAGAGTCTCTAGTGATCATTCGCATGAATGACTCGAAAGTAAGGTTTCCTGTCACTCTCGAGTCTCCGCAAGTTTGAAGCCATTGGCTAATGTCCCTGGCTTTCTTCCTTGCAGCAGGTGTCATTGGGGCTTCGTGATCTCGCAAACGAATCTGATACCCCAATGAGTATTGGTCAGGTTGGGGTAGTGCGAACTCCGCTATCTGATTAACTCGAGTATTAATGATCGCAGCAATAACAGGCGTCCTCGCCATATTTTGCAGCACGGTATAGGATAGTCCATGTCCTCGAGTATAGTAGTCTTCCGACATATACTCATCAGACATATTCCCCATGGTAAATTCTTCGGGGCTTAACTCATACGCTTTAGGTAAAACAGGAGTCTTAGGTACGTCCAAAGCCTTCGTCATTTCCTCTTTCGGAGCATTATCCCCGAATAGCTTGGACCAGAAACCCATCTTATCCCCCAAAAACTTCTTTATATCGAAGTTCGCCCTCGAAAAGGCGCTTCTTTGTTTTATCAAAAATAGCCTGTGCTAATTGTCTTCCCCCAGCATTGTCGCTGGGTAAGTGAACACCTCTATCTATCCTGCTTTCCTCAACCTTGGACGCAAGATCTTCCAGACTACTTACTATCTCAGGGTATATAGAACCAAGAACTTTACATAAGTAATGTGCCTGCGTTGTATGCCCACTTGGGTACGAAGGGGTCTGGGCAGACTCTAAACTGTCACAACTAAACTCAATTCCATGCTTCTTAGCTAACTCATCAGGTCTAGGTGCCCCAAAGTAGCCTTTATGGAATTTTATCTCAGGCACAATGCTCTTACTAATCCCCGTTATCATATACATACTGCTAGGTAGCCCTGCGTCCATGAGGATTGCGTTAAATAAGGCATCCATGTCCTCATCTAACACTGCCTGCATTTGCTCAGGATTTTTTCGGTTCCTGTACTGCTCTGCCACCAAAGGCAATTCAGACACACGATCCATCTCAGAGGGGGGCGGGTCTATCAGGATAGACAAATCCTTATCGCGCAAGTCTTTCATGCCCTTTTCGGCGCAAAGGGTCGTCTCCGTCCCGTCAGGCGATACGTTATTTAGATCCACAAAATCCTCCTTACGAGATACCCAAAGGATATATACCTAAAGAGAGATTACTTAGATAGCCATCCCAGCAGAGCATCGCGACCTCGCTCTGCTTCTACAGACTCAACGACTACAGGCTCAGACTTAACCAAATCTGATGTGTCCTCGACAGGTAAAGATTTGCCCATCTCTCCCATCATGTCACTCATCATCTTCCGCATCATCTTAGCCATCGGAGAATCTTCACCCTCCATCATCTTTTGCATCATCTTAGCCATCGGTGAGTCTTCGCCCTCCATCATTTTGGAAAGACCGTCAGAAACCATTTTGGACAACATCTTTTCCATGTCATCTGAAGGTCCCGCCTCTGCTTCAGCGGCTTCTTTCTCTTGCTCCACCTGCTCAGGAGTTTTCTCTTCGGCTCCCTCGCCTTTCTGGATTCCGTAGAAATCAAGCTGGTAGGTGTCTGCGCCTCCCATCTCAGCCTTATCGAAAGATCCAAGCACAGCCTCATCTTCTTTATCGAGAACTTTGCTGTCCTCTGCCTTGTCAAAAGATCCCAAAACCTTTTCCTCATCTTTGTTGAGCATTTCGACCCCTTCAGTGTCCGAAAATTAAATGGTCCAGTTGTCAAGGGAATTGTATAGGGTCTGCGACCATTTTGAAACTAAAAACTGTGTTCCGTGGTCGCAGACCCACCTACAGGTAGGATATATAGGGAGGGGTTAAGGTATTACACCAGTTTCCAGCAGGTGATAGCGCCCGTAGCGGTTGAATCCTCTGCCTTAATAGCAAGCAGTTTGACTACTTGATATGGCTGGCTAAGGACAACACTACTCAGTCCGTCAATCTGACCTGCGAAAGATCCTCCGTCTCCCGCAAATGTCCCTGCGTTGATCGTGAGCTGATTGGCTGCGCCCATGCCCCCCAGGACAATGAACTTCACTTCACGACCAATATCCGCAGCCTTCGGTGCGGGTAGCGTCAAAGATTGTGTCTGCGAAGAACCCGAAAGAGCCCCTTCCGCAGGTGACAACTTAGAGCTAAGGTCGAACGAGTATGCCTCCTTGAGACTAGAAGCCAAAACAGGTAGTGCTGACAAATCAGAGTCCACTGCAAGTACCTCAGTGGCATCCATGGCTCTACGTGGAGCGAACAGATGACCGCCTTCAGTGACTTGAACGGTGTTACCCGCTGCGTCCAAGTAGAAAAGCTCGTCTGCGTGAGAACCGCTGTAATTGACAGGGCATTGCCTAACATAAAATGCACTGTCGCCGCTTCCGTTCGACGTAGGTGCTGCTTCAGCGCCCAACGTCTTCAATCTGAAAGCTCTCCGTGCATTGATATCTCGGAAATACCTAAGCTCTGTTGCTCCCACAGAAGACAGTAAGGTAGCTGACCCTTGAGGATTACCCCACTGATCTGTCATCAAAGCAGATCCAGTTATTCTGTATTCCATCCAAGTCTCTGTGCCGCCGAATCCGTCGTCCACAGAGATGGACTCTTTGCTATGTACAGTGATGCTTGTGTCATCTGTGGTCTCATTTGAGTTTGTCGTATAGTTATACTCGCCAGACTCCCATCTAACACCTGTTACATCTGCAACCTCTGGTAAATCTGAGACCCAAGACGTGTTGAACCTTACTTTGTAATAAAGAGTCGGTGCGTCAGCAACAGGGTTTCCGCTTCCGTCCACGAAAGAGGTAACACTAACAGACTGGTTGTTGCCGCTATAGTCCGTAAAAGTAGACTCGGATATCGACTTTACTGTACTCAAAGTTAATCGGAATACATTGGCACTAGGTTCAGTCGCAGCCGTGATGGTGCCTCCTGC